TGCATACCATAGGACAGCAGGTGTCTCTTCGTCAGCGAGTATGAAACGATGAGTATCGTCCTCGTCTTC